GGCCTCTCTGGATCAGCGGCGCTCTGGCGCGACGGCGCAGCGTGCGAAGGTGCTATTTCCCCCCGCACCACCGACGCGCCGATCCGGCCCCCACCCCCCGTCTCTCCACGTTTCCGATCGGGCGGCGCCGCCGGATCGCCGGAACGCCTGATAGCCGGGACGGCGAGGCGGCGAGGTGGCGGCGTGGCGTTGCGGGTATCCGATTCGCGCATGCGTATAGCTCCTGGGCGGTGTGAAGGCGGATTGGATATTCGGTCTAACCGATCCACCGTAGCAGGCTTGACGGCCGTTGACGGCCGACACGGCGAAATGCGGTATCCAGATACCAGCTACCGGAGCGGATTTGATACCGATCCGGCCGAACCGGACGATAGCAGTTGCTATTCGACCTTGGAAGGGGTCTGCGGCGAACAGCCGTGGCCGCTGGATAGGCTCGGCAGACCGCCAAGCTACCCTAGTAGCCGAGACGACCTAAACGGCCTCTTTGGGCCTCTCTGTAGCTCTACCCCAAACCGGCCGTGGCGCAGGAAAGGGGATAGAGCGGGAAACCCCCTAAAGGGGTTCCCCTCTCTACCCCTTCCGAAGCGCCTTTAGGGTAAAACAGGAAGAGAAAATAAGAATAGATTGAAGATATGCAGTAGAGCGCACGAATCGACGCCGTTGCGATGGAATTGTAGAGCGATTACTAGCCGTTTCGATGAATTACGAAGGAATTACGAGCGATTACTATCGCGATTACGAGCGTTTCGGGATATCGAATGCTATCGAATAGGCGCGGCCAGAAGCGGCGGATAATCGTTTCGGAAGCGGATTGATCGGGCGGAGCGCAAAATAGCGTTTGACACGCTCTAGCAAAATTGCTAATCAATGAGCGTTCAACCTGCTAGGAGCTAGCCCAATGGCAAAATACGCAATGTCTAAATGGTTCGGCCGCGGCGCCGGCCACGTCGTCCGGCTTCACGGCAGCGACACGCTACTGTTCTCATGGAACGGGCGTAACGATGGCTGTGCGCGCTACGTCTCGCACGTCAAGCGGTACGTGCGTAACGGCGTAGAGTACGCATCGCTCGCAGCGCTGCTGCGCGCCGTCGAGACGGAGGCGCGCTAATGCCCCGTTTCAATCCATTCCCTCGCGTGTCGAGCCGCTACGGCGCGACCTATAGCGGCCGCTATGGCTCTGACTGGTCGCAGCTCGTTCGCCTCCGCAGGACGAGGGGTTGACGCCATGCGCCGCCCCTCCGAACGCGCCTACTACGTCGCGCGCCGCTTTGTGCGTCGATTCGGCGCCAATGCCGCAAACGAACGATCCATGTCGCTTCACTGGCGCATGGTCGCAATCGCCAGGAGCGGCCAATCCGTCGACGAATACCTGCCGGCGTTCCGCTGGCTCGCGAACTATCGCGGCGAACTGTTGAGGCTCGCCAGGGAAACCGCTTAATCCCGCTCACCTGCTAGGAGCAACGACAATGGCAATCGAAACCATTCACGATTTCAGGCGCGCAATTCGCAACGGCGCATACGCATGGCCGGGCGGATATCCTCTCTACTTTATCGCCAGCGATGGCGCGGCTATTTCGTTCAAGGCGGCGAAGGCGGAGCGTCGCAACATTCTTTGGAGCATTGCCAATAAGTGCGACGATGGGTGGCGTGTGGTAGCGGTCGACGTCAATTGGGAAGACACGGAACTGACGTGCGCCCACACGGGCGAGCGTATCGAAAGCGCTTACGGGGAGGCGTTCTGATGGCCGCCGCTCCGATGTTCGAGACGAAGCGCTACAGCTTCTACGCCTTGCGAGTCGGCGCAACGCTTATCCGCAAGAAAGACGGCAAGTCCGTCTATTTCCAGCCCGGCGATTGCACAAGCGACGCGTTGCGAAACGTCGAGCACTGCGCCGCCGTCCCTGAAATGTTCGAAGGCGAAAACGATCGCGTCTTCGACAGATGGGCTCAAGAGTATTTTTGACGTTTCGACCCTGCGCATTCTCGCGAGTGCGCAGGACGAAGCGCCAATCGGGGCGGCTTCAAACTCTCTGCTAGGAGTTTTGGAAAATGAGCGACAAGAAATACGAATTTACAGGCGAAACGAAGATCGTGTTCGGCGTGACGCTGAAGCGCATACGTGCGGTGCGAGCGATCGGATTTACTGAGGCCGGAACGATCGGCGGCTGGATATCCAGCGAGGCTAATCTTTCGCAGGTGTCCGGCAATACGTGGGTGTCCGGCGATGCGCAGGTGTCCGGCAATGCGTGGGTGTCCGGCGATGCGCGGGTGTACGGCAATGCGCAGGTGTCCGGCGATGCGTGGGTGTACGGCGATGCGCGGGTGTCCGGCGATGCGCAGGTGTACGGCAATGCGCGGGTGTACGGCGATGCGCAGGTGTACGGCGATGCGTGGGTGTACGGCAATGCGCGGGTGTACGGCAATGCGCAGGTGTCCGGCAATGCGCGGGTGTCGAAGCCCATAGTTGTCGCCACCCGCTCAGACGGTTACACGTTCACACTGACGCACCAGGGCAAGAACGCGCCGCGCATCGCTGCCGGTCGCAGATTCTTCACGATGAAAGAGGCGCGCGAGCATTGGACGCGCACGCGCGGCGGGACGCCTCTCGGCGCGGAGACGGATTCAATCCTCGATCACTTCGAGCGCATGATTGCCGCGGGCGCATTGAAATGACGGCCGCCGCTCTTCTCCAATCCCGCGCTCCGCTGTTCACGGCGGAGCGCGCGGCCGCCATTGAGGCCGCAACGGCGCGGCGCGCGTGGGTGCGCATCTTCTACGGCGATGAAGCAACGGGTGCGGTGGATCATCGCCGCGCCGATACGTGGGGCCGGCTAGGATGGTCATGGACGCCCGAGGTGCGCGACGCCGTAGGAATCATGGGCGAAGGCCGGCAATGGCTTTGGCGCCACCCCGCATTCGATCTGGGCCGCCTCGCGCTTGCGGTGCGCCCGCTCAGTGAAGACGAGCGAACCGGCAAGGGCGTCGGGCGCAACGAATACGTGATCCTGCACGACGGAAGGCGGCTCGACGCCTTCCGCAACCTGTCGGCGGCGAATCGCCGGCTTGCCTATCTCACCGGACGGCGTTTCGGCCCGTGAGCGGTTGCGTCCGTGTAGCAAATTTGCTATTTATCAACTCTGCTAGGGGTTCACAATGACGCAACTGCAAACCGATTTCCCCTTGGCGTCTCTCGACGCCTTGGGGGCGAAGCGAATCAATCTCTATACCGTCGAGGTTTCGGGCCGGTATGGCCGCGTAGCCTCCATCGTGGCGCGCGGCGATACCGATCCGGCGCCGTCCCGCTATCTCGTCAACGTCTTCGCCCCGGTCCAGCGCCACGGCCAGCCGGCGCGCGGGCTGGAGAGCTACGGCAACTTCCGCACGCTGGCCGGCGTCGTCGCCTATCTCGTCGACCAGGATTTTCGCACTATCGAGGAAGCCCGGAAATGGAAACCGACCACCGCAACGAAGTAATTCGCCGGGCCGCGCAGTGCCTCGCGGACGATCCGACGTTCCGCCTCCTGCCCGGCCCGCAGCAGTTCGCCGAGGCCGAGGCCGTGCTGGCGCGGGAAAAGGGCGTCGACCCCAACGACGGCGAGCTGGTTGCCGACGTGCTGCTGGCGGCCGTAGAGGCGCAGCCCACGCCGCCCGCGCCCCCTCCGCCGCCCCGCGCGCATATTCCTGTGGGAAAGCCCGCCGAAGCCGTGACGGCGCAGCAGGCACAGGACGCCACGCGCGACGCCGAATTGCGGCAGCGCATTGAGGCGATCGAGCCGCCTGTCTTCACCCCGGCGCCGCAACGCGGCAAAGGGCCGCACGCCTTCACACAGAAAGCGCCGCGCCCCGTCAACGACATGCCGCTGCTGCGGCTCTACAAGGACGCGACGGGGGCGAGCGATTCGGTCGTGGCGCATGTCGTCATGATCCCGCGCTCGACCGTTCAGGCGATCTGCGCCGGTCGCGTGCATGAAACGCTCGACGCGCGCCAGCGCCACGCGCTGCGCCAGTCGCTCGAAGCGCAGAAGATGAAAATTGATGCGGCCATAGCGGCGATCTGATCCATGCCTACGTCAGCGGCCGGCTCGAAGAAATGCTCCCTCCCTCCGCCTACGAAAAGCTCGCAAACATCGTCGAAGAGAAAGCATCGGAAATCGGGGGCCTCCTATCGGAGTTGCGATCCGCAGACGCAGCCGCTTGAAGCACCACGAGGATTGGATAAAATAGGGGCGCCCACCTAGCAGGGGCGAGACGCTGCAAAGCGAAAGAACCGCGTCGGGGAAACCCGGCGCGGTTTTTCGTCTACCCGTTATTCACAACTATTGCCGAATCGTATCTGCGGTAGCGCAAGCTACCTGTTGCTCGAATCAGTAGCGTTTGATACTCAATAGCTGCGGCCGTGCGCTCCTGCGTGCAATCCGCGTCCCTTGAGCCCCGAACGTCAGCCCCCACAGGACGTTTCGGGGCTCTTGCGTTTCTCGGTAGCAATTGCTATCGTGCGACAAGTGCTGCAATTCTGCTAGGGGTGAGCGCTTGCCGGCGTACTACAATGAGATCGAGCCTGCCGCAGCAGAAGTGCTACGCGCGGCGATCCTTCTCGGCGTGATCGCAGACGGCGAAGTCGACACTCGGAGCATAACCGACGTCGGGCCGGATGACCTTCGAGGCTTCACACAGTGTCATTTCTTCGCCGGAGGCGGCCTCTGGAGCGTTGCCGCCCGACTTGCCGGATGGCCCGACGACCGACCGCTCTGGACCGGCTCGTGCCCGTGCCAGCCGTTCAGCGTCGCGGGAAAAGGCAGGGGCGCCGACGATCCTCGGCACCTGTGGCCCGACTTCTTTCGCCTCATCCGAGAGTGTCGACCGCCCGTTGTGGTTGGAGAACAGGTGTCCAACGCCACAGGCACAAGAAGGCCAGTCGACAAAGACGTGCAGTCGATGTGGGCAGGAGAAGACCTTCTCGGAGTTCTATCGGACGCGGGGCAAGCACGCCAGTTCGAGTGGCTTGCACGCGCAATGCAAGACGTGCTGCCGGGAATGGCAGGCGAATTATCGGATTGGCTCGAAGGCGCAGAGGTCGGGTTCTTTCCAGAAATACAGGGAGAAGAACCGCGCTTCGGTGCTGGTTACGGCCGCGCGCTACCGAGCGAAGCAGGCGGGCTTACCCTTCGATCTCGACCAGTTCGCGGACCAGTTGCAGGCGAGGATCGACGCGGGGCGCTGCGAGATTTCGGGTTTACCTTTCCGGTTGGACGGGGGCAGGACGTGGGACAGTCCTTCGCTCGACCGGATCATCCCGGAGCTTGGCTACACGATCACGAACGTCCGCGTGGTGCTGTTCGCGCTGAACGTGATGATGAATACCTGGGGCGAGGAGCCGGTCCTGAAGGTCGCGGACGGGATCAAGGAACTTCGCGCATCGGCGCAGGAGCATCCGTTGGCAAAATGGGAGGCCCGGCTGAAGGAGCGGCTGTCGAAAGTTGGGTCGACGGAGTTTCCTCTGACTTGGAGTCAATCGGTTACGCCTTCGGGACGACCGATATCCCGGCTTGCGCCGTCGATGCGCCGCACATCAGACAGCGGCTCTATTGGGTCGCAATGGGCGACGCCACAGGCGCGCGATCATTTCCCGGCGCACACGCCGGAATACATCGCAGCGAAGAAGGCGGAAGGCCACGGCATGGCGAACCTGAACGATCAGGTGAGCGCATGGGCCACGCCGAAAGCGTCGGACGGCGAGGGCGGCAGGACGACGAAGACGGAAGGCGGCGGGAATGCGCACCTGCCGATACAGGCGCGGGAGAGCGCGAGCTGGGCAACGCCGCGGGTGACGGCGAACGGCGGGCGGGGTTTTGGAACGCGGGAACGCATGGCGCGGGCTCGCTTGGAGGACCAGGCCTGCGGCACTCCTTCTGGCGCGACGCAGAATTGCGCATCGGCGCCGACGGCAAAGCGCGGCGCGTTGGCTCCGGAATTCGTCTTCTGGTTGATGGGCTTCCCGGCCGAGTGGGTCTCCTGCGCATTGGCGGCAATGCAATCGTTCCGCAAGTCGCGGCCCAAGTCCTCCGCGCGCTGATGGAGGCAGCATGATACTCGTCGCCTGCGATCCGGGCCTCCAAGGCGCTCTCTGCTTCGACGACACGAAGTTGGGCGCGTTCGACGTCTATGACATGCCGACGCTGGAGAAGGCGCTCAAGCGCGGCCAGAAGAAGCGCACGATCCTGAACATCGCCGAAGTCTACGCGCTGCTCGACACTTTCAAGGGGCTCGGCGCCACGCATTTCGTGATCGAGGACGTCAACGGGCGGCCCGGTCAATCCGCATCGGCCGCTTTCAATTTCGGTTTCGGCTGCGGCGTGCTGCGCGGGATCGCCTTCGGGCTTGGCTATTCCGTCGAGCCTGTCGCGCCGTCCGTGTGGAAGGCCGAAATGAAATGTCCCTCTGACAATTCGAAGGTGATCCGTGCGCGCGCCAACGAGCTGCTGCCGCACCACGCGCACCTCTGGCCGTTGCAGAAGCACGATGGTCGTGCCGAAGCCGCGATGCTCGCTCTGTGGGGCGAGCGTAAACTTGGAAAGGGACGATAATGCAGATTCAGAAGGTCGAGCGTTTCCTCACGCCGAGCGGCGCGCTCTTCGAGACGGAAGCGGAAGCCACGAACGAAATGCTCAACTACGCCTCGCAGATCGTCGGCAAGGCCGAGCCGGCCGCGCTCGTGTCGCCGGAAGGTGAACTGTCCGAAGCCATGCAGCTTCTCGGTCAGCACGCCGCCGAAAAGTCGGTGAGCTAGACGTGTACCTCGCGGAAGGCGAAGTGCTGAGCCAATGGCCCATGCTCGACGCGGCGGAACTCCGTCGCGCGCGCAAAAAGTCGCTGCTCACGCATTACGCCTTCCTCTCAGGGGTGTGCTACAAGTCGGAAGACGTCGAAGATTATATCCGGCGGACTTACAAGCGATGCGCGAGTGGGAAATCGGAGGCTTCTACCTCGAACGCTCGTTTCCCGATCGCGAAGAGCGTCAATATCGTTTGCATTCGGGCAAACGATGAGCGTTGGCTGATTTCGGTTGGACCGCGCGGATGCTGGAAATGCCTTTGGAATTTTGGAACGGGGGCGCTTTGAGCGCCCCTTCTCCTTTTTATCGCGGAGCCAACAAATGAGCGATGTTCCACATCCCCTTGAAGGGAAACTAGAACCTGAATGCAAAGATGTGCAAACTCCGATGGAATGCGCAGCCCTTTCTATCGCGATCAGTTTAAAGAGAATTGCAGATCAGCTTGATGGAGTTGGAAGATCACAGCGAGATGCAACGTCTTTTGCGGACGTTTTAAACTCCCTTCCTTATTTTTTGAATAGGTATGGAGGCTGACATGAACGCTAATGACGCCGACTATCTGGCCGACGTCGCGCTCGCAACGGACTTCATCATTACTGAGCTGGCTCTCAGGTGTGAGAAGCCGCTTATCTCTGCTGAAATACAACTGAACCGCGCCGATCTGCGGCGGATCGGCGCAGTGCCTACATCTGGCAGTCCCTACATTTTCGGGGCGAAGCGTGGTGCTGCGAGAGAGGATCGAACTCTCGGCCTCTCCCTTACCAACGTAACGCCACACCCCAAATCGCCCCGGATTTCAGCAAAGACCGCTCCGAAAGGGACGGAACGAAGCTCGAACCGGAGGCGAACGAAATGAAATCCTCTGCTGAACCGCTGCTGAAACCGCGCTGCCCCGATTGCGGCGGCGCGCTGCTCTGGAGCCCCGCGACACACTCTACCTACTACGACCACGACACGGACTGCCCGGCGCCGCTGACGGCCGCGGAGCAGGGCGGGGAGGCCGAACGGGCGCTGCGTGTGCTCGACAGTTGGACCGCGACGGGGGAACGGAAGTGATTATCGGTCGCATCCCCGGCGCGACGCGCGTGCTTGGCAAGTCTCAAGGCTACCTCGGGCTCCCGGTCCGCGACGTCACAATCCACTGCTCCGTAGGCGGTCCGGAAACCCCTGCGATGGAAACGGCGTGGGAGCCCACGCCGCACGAGATCGCGCGCATCGTCGCAGGGGCTCCGATCATCCTTCGCGTTCTCGGGACCGGGCACCCGCCTGTCATGCTCGATGTCGGCGACCCGCCGATATCCGAGGACGACTGCCCCGGCCACGTCGCGTCGGACTACAACCCGAAAGTGTGCAAGCACTGCGGCACGCATATCGACAGCCTGCGACCCCCGGAAGACGACGGGAGCGCGTTTTGAACGCCGAAGCCCCGCGCCCCTCGAACGCGCAAGTGTGGCCGCGCCACTCCGACAACTGGTACGTCGAAGAAACGTGGTGCGACAAGCGCATCTTCGACGTCGAAGACGTGCCGGGCGGTATGGTCTACGACCCGCACTGCGGAATGGGCCGCGTGCTCGACGCCGCGGCCGCCGCAGGCCATTTCGCCTTCGGCTCCGATATCCGCAACCGCGGCGCAAAGCACCCGGTCACGATCTCCAGCGTCTTCGATCTCGACTTCGAGAAGCTGCGCGGCGCGTCGGTCTTCTCCAACCCGCCCTACAGCCGCGCGCAGGGGCGCAAGATCGTCGAATTGCTCGTGTCCGAACTGGCCGCCGGCACCTTCGACAAGGTGGCGCTGATCCTGCCGGCGACGTTCATGTATTCCGATCGCGCCGCGCCGTGGTTCGAGGCGAACAAGCCGGCGCGCGTGTGGATCATGGTGCCGCGGCCATCCATGCCGCCGGGCGACGTCGTGGAGCTTGGGCTCGACGCCAAGGGCGGCAAGGAAGATTTCGCGTGGCACGTATGGACGGCCGAAAACCTCGTGCTCGGGGCCGACCCGGTGTTCCGGTGGCTGCGGCGCGACGGCTTCAACAACCGGCTGTTCTTGAACCAGGAAGAGCGATAAAACCCCCATGTGCAGCCGGAATGGGTCACTTCGACGGACTGGCGAGGGGTGTTCTTCACCTACCTCGCGTTTGCGCTCGTCATCGCCTGCTTTTGGGGGTGGCTGCGGAAGTGAGCGGCTTTGAGCCCACTTCCCCTTCTCCCCTTCCAGCAGACGGGCGCGGACTGGCTTGCCGGTCGTGAACGTACGGGCCTCTTCGACGAAATGGGCGTCGGCAAGACCGCGCAGGCGATCGGGGCGCTCGACCGCTGCGGCGCGGAGCGTTTCGTCGTGGTGGCGCCGGCCGCCGTGCGTGAAGTGTGGGCCGGCGAGGTGCGAAAGTTTTCGATGAGGGAGCGCCGCGTCGTCAAGGCGCGCACGATTCACGATCTCGGATACTGGCTCAAGGGCCGCGCGCAAGGCCTGCTCGTCTCCTACGAAATGGCGGTGAAGTGGGCCGACTATCTGAAAGAGGATCTGATCGACGCCCTGATCTTCGACGAGTGCCACTACCTCAAGAACGCCGACACGACGCGCACGAAAACCCTGCTCGGGAAGGACAGCACGGGGCTCAACGGCCTCGTCGCCAACGCCGCGCAGACGTGGTGGCTTTCGGGCACGCCGATCCCCAACGACCCGATAGATATTTGGACCTTTCTGCGCTGCTCGGGCCACACGCCGCTGACGCTCGCCGCCTTCACCAAGCGATACTTCAAGAGCTACCAGGGCACTTATTCGTCGACGCAGAAGCCGCGCGACGAAATGGTGCCGGAGCTGCAACAAATCCTGCGCGTCGCGTCCCTACGTCGCACGATGAACGACGTCGGGCTCGAACTGCCGCCCGTGTTCCTGACGACGAGCGAGGTTGACGGCGACACGGCGGAAATCCGCGATCTCCTGCGCACCTACCCCGGCCTCGAATCGGCGATCCTCGACGCGATCGAGAAGGGCGGCCTGTCGTTCCTCGATTCGACGCATATCGCCACGTTGCGCCGGCTGGTCGGCGAATCGAAGGCGCCCGCCTACGGCGCGCTGCTCGTCGAAGAGTTTCGGAACGGCCTCGATCAGATGGTCGTATTCGGCTTCCACACCCGCGCGCTCGAAATAATTGTGGACTGCCTGCAAACCGCCGGCATTCCCTGCGCGCTGCTGAACGGCCCGACGTCGGAGACGAAGCGCGTCCAGATCGTGAAGGACTTCCAGGCCGGCAAGATCAAATGCGCCGTGCTGAACTACAAGTCAGGCGGCACGGGCATAACGCTCACCGCATCGGCGCACCTCGACATGTTCGAATCGTCGTGGAGCCCCGCCGACAACGCGCAGGCTATCAAGCGGATCAGCCGCATCGGCCAAACCCGCAACTGCCGCGCGCGCTTCATTTCCCTTGCAAATTCAATAGATCAGCGCGTCACGCAACGGGTGTCCGAAAAGACGGCTGCTATCGTTCGGATCGTCGGCTCTTGACAATCTGCTACCGACAGGCGTAAGACAAGTCGTGCAATAGCACTTCTGCTATATGGAGCTTTTTAACATGGACAACCCAAACGGTAGGCCGATGACGTTCGGAGAAAAGGCAGTCGGCCTTTCCTTTAACCCGAGCGGCGATCCGCTCGTGAACGCCATCAAGTCGCAGTTCGCCGTCGCGATCGACGAAATGAACGCGCTGCGCCTGCGCGCCACCTCGCCCGAGGTGAAGCGCATGGCCTCCGTCGCGATCACCGAAGCGCAGGGCGCGCAGATGTGGGCCGTCAAAGCCGCAACTTGGAAGGATTGAACCGATGGGTGTGAAGATCGAGATTTCCGCCGACACCGCGGCCGAGGCCGTGGCGCTCGGCAAAGAGCTTTTCGGGCTGGTCGGCGTGACCGTCCCGGTTGGCGGCGTCGCTGCCGAACCGACAACGGCGCCGAAGGCGGGCCGCGCGACGAAGAAGGCCGAAGAGCCGAAGCCCGAGCCGGCTGCTCCCGCTGCGGTCGACCCTTTCGCGGGCGGCGAAGCCGCTACGACGGCCCCGGCTGGCTCCGCCCCGACGACGGAAGCCCCCGCTGCATCTGCCCCGCCTGCGGCTTCCGGAACGCAAGCTCCCGCGCAGGCTGCGGCGTCTGCGGCCGCGTTCAGCCTGGACCAGATGAAGTCGAAGCTGACGGAAGTGCTCAAGGCCAAGAGCGCGGGCGTGGCGCAGAAGGCCATTCTCGACGCGACCGGCGGCGCGCACAAGGCGCTCACGGGCCTGCCCGAGAGCCTGTACGGCGCGGTCCACGCGAAGCTCGACGAAGCGTTGAAGGGTTAAGATCATGACCGAGCAGCGGAGCCATTCACGTTTCGGCGGGTCCGTCGCGTCGCGATGGCTCCGCTGCCCCGGATCGGTGGCGCTGGCGGACACCGTTCCGCCACGCCCCACCTCCAGCTACGCGCAGGAGGGAAAGATCGCCCACGCGCTCGCCGAGCAATGCCTCAAGGACGGCGTTCGCACGGCCGCTGGCTACACCAACTCTGACGCCGCCTATCTGCTCGACGGCGCGCGAGGCCAGATCAGTCACGAAATGGTCGAGGCCGTCGACGTCTATCTCTCCGCCGTGTGGGCGGAGTTCGACGCCGATCCCTCCGCCGAGCTTTTCGTCGAGCAGCGTTTCTCCCTGGAGATCGCGACGGCCGACAAGGACGAAGTGTTCGGCACCAACGACGCGCTGGTCTACTCGCCGAGCCGCAAGCGCCTCGCGATCTTCGACTACAAGCACGGCGCGGGCGTCGCCGTCGACGCGACGAACAACACGCAGGCCAAGTTCTACGCCGTGGGCGCCGCCTTCGCGCATTCGGACTGGCCGATCGAGGCGGTCGAGATTTTCATCGTCCAGCCTCGCGCGCGAAACGTATCGGAGGCCGGCGCGGTCAAGCAATGGCTCATGGACCCGCTCGAACTGCTCGACTTCTCGGCCGAACTGGAGGCGGGGATCGCGGCGGCGAAGCAGCCCGACGCGCCGCGTCATGCAGGCCCGCATTGCCAGTTCTGCCCGGCCGCCGCGATCTGCGTCGAGCGCGAGCAGCAGGGCCTCAAGGCCGCCAAACTGGAGTTCGAGAGCGTCGGCGCGATCGACACGCCGAAGCTCCTGCCGCCGCCGCGCGATCTCGGGCTCATGCAGATCAGCCGCATCCTGCTCGGCGCGGACATTCTCGAAGAATGGTTCGGGCAGGTGCGCCAGTTCGCGCTCGAATGCCTTGAGAACGGGATCGGCATTCCTGGCTACAAACTCGTCGAGAAGGACAGCCGTCGCAAGTTCAACGGCGACGAAGACGAGTTGGTGTCGGAGTTCGGCCTTCTCTACGACATTGCCGAAGACGAGATTCGCCCGCGCAAGCTCGCCACGATCACGGAGATCGAGCGCAAACTGGCGGCCCGCGTGAAGGACAAGGACGAATTGCGGAAGGCGAAGGAAGCCTTCTCGCTCAAATACACGATCAAGGAAAGCTCGGGCGTGCGTATCGCCCCTGCCAGCGACAAGCGGCCTGCCGTGAACGCTGTCGCGACCGACTACGCGTCGGTGAAACTTCCCGCGGCGTAATGTACCGAGTACCGATGCACAGATACGGAGAGAACAGATGACCGAGAAGACGACCAACATGAGCCCCGAATGGGTGCAAAGCCTGCTCACCGCATATCCATGCACGAAGCTGGAGAGCGGCAATATCAGGACGTGCATCGCGCGCCTGTCGTTCCCGCACCTCTTCAAGCCGCAGCCCCCGATGGAGGCCGGCGGCAAGGAGAAGTTCACGGCGACGCTGCTCTTTCCCGTGGGCGCCGATCTCTCCGTGCTCAAGGCCGCTGCGGCGGCGTGCGCGATCGAGAAATGGCCGAACGCCGGCAAGCCGGGCGGCCCGACGCTGCACACGCCGTTCCGCAAGCAGGACGAGAAGGTGCAATTCTCCGGTTACGAAGTCGGCGGCTTTTTCATCGTCGCCTCTGGCGAGCGCAAGCCGCCCGTCGTCGACGCCAAGACGCTGCCGATCGTGGAAGAGAAGAGCGTCTACCCCGGCATGTGGGTCATGGCGACGCTGCGCGCCTTCGCCTTCGACGCGAAGATGAAGAAGGGCGTCAGCTTCGGGCTCCAGTCGATCATGAAGATCGCCGATGACGTCGAGTTGGGCGGCGGCGGTTCGGACCCGACCAAGGACTTTGCCGGCGTGGCTGTCGGCGGGATCAGCAGCGAAGTCGATCCGTCTTCGCTGTTCTGATCGAAAAGGCGCGACGCCGAAGCGCCGCGCCCGCTCTGCTAGGAGCGCCTGCGTGACTTTGGACGAGCCCGCGCAGGCGTTTTCTTCATGTCGAAGAGAGACAAGTCGTGCAAGTTTTGCATCTGGATTTCGAGACGTTCAACGACCGCGATCTTCGCAAGACGGGCGTCCACGCCTATTCGGAGAGCCCCTACGCCGGCATTTACGTGCTGCGCTGGAGGCTGATCGACGAAGAGAACAGGTGGATCGTCGCGGAAGGCGATTGGCGGCCGGGCGGCGACGATCCGCTCGACCTTCTCGCGCATGTCGAGAGCGGCGGCAAGGTCGTGGCGCACAACGCCATCTTCGAGCGGACGACGTGGAACCTCGTGCTCCGCCGCGACGCCCCGCATTGGCCGCCCCTCAAGATCGAGCAGCAGGATTGCACGATGGCGCGCGCCGCCGCGCTCGCGCTCCCGCAGGGGCTCGACATGCTCGCGTCGGTGCTGCGCACGCCCGTTCAGAAGGACAAGGAAGGCTATGCGCTCATGCTGCGCATGTGCCGACCGCGCGGCTTCGACAATGGCGTGCCGATCTTCGACCGCGACCCCGAACATATCGAGCGCCTGTCGCGCTATTGCGGGATCGACGTCGACACGGAATGCACGGTCGACGAGGCCCTGCCGCGCCTGTCGGCGGAAGAGCGCCGAGTATGGGAACTGGACCAGCGCATCAACGATCGTGGCGTCCTGATCGACGAGCGGGCGGTGCAGCGCGCCGGCGACGTTGCGCACGAGGCGATCAAGCGCGCCAACGAACGCATGTGGTATCTGACGGACGGCGACGTTCAGAAGGTCACGCAGACGCGCGCGATCGTCGAGTGGCTGAACAAGCGCGGCATTCCCTGCGAGAGCGTCGCCAAGGGCGAGCACGAGGAACTGATCGCGGGCGCGGAACTGTACGGCGACACCGACGCCCAGGAAGTCGTGGCGCTTCGCCGCGCCGCCGGCAAGGCATCGACGGCCAAGTACCGGGCGATGCGAGAATCGGTGTCGCGCGACGGCCGCTGCAAGGGCATGCTGAACTATCACGGCGCCGGTCCAGGCCGGTGGGCGGGCCGCCTCGTGCAGCCGCAGAACTTTCCGCGCGTCGATCCCGACCGCGATCTGCCGCGGGTCGAAACGCTGCACGAGTTTCTGGAGACGCGCATGTCGGCGCGCGAGATCGTCGACAGTCTCGAAATGCTCGGGATCGAACCGCTCGAAACGCTGTCGAAGGCGCTGCGCTCCATGTTCATTGCCGGCCCCGGCAACCGGCTCGTCGGCGGCGACTACTCGAATATCGAAGGGCGGCTCAACGCCTGGATATCGGGCGAGGCGTGGAAGCTGCAAGCCTTCCGCGAATACGACGCCGGCAGTGGCCCCGATCTCTATCTCCTGTCCTACTCGCGCAGCTTCGGGACGCCGGTCGCGGAGGTGACGAAGCCGCAACGCCAGATCGGCAAGGTGCAGGAATTGGCGCTCGGCTACCAGGGCAGCGTCGGCGCCTATCTCAGCATGGCGGCCAACTATTTCATCAAGCCGCACGACGTCGCGAGGGTGGCGCGCGAGGCGGTGAGCGACGAGCAATGGGCCGCCGCCGAGGACAAATACGGATCGCGGAACACCTACGGCCTCGACCGCTTCGACTGGTGCGGCCTGTTCGTAACCGTCTCTAACTGGCGCGCGGCGCATCCTGATCTCGTACAGGGCTGGTGGGACTTGCAGGACGCGGCCATTGCCGCTGTCGGCTCGCCGGGCACGAAGCATTTCGCCTACGACGGCAAGGCGGCCTACATCGCCGCCAACGGCTTCCTCTTCTGTCAGCTCCCCTCGAAGCGCGTCATCGCCTACGCGAGCCCGCGCCTGATCGAGACGGACCCTGACGGCCGCCGCAAGCTCCAGATCGAATACGATGCGGTCGACAGCGTGACGAAGCAGTGGGGGCCGCAGCGCCTCTATGGCGGGCTCCAGTGCAACAACGTCGTCCAGGGCACGGCGCGCGACGTCATGGTCAACGGCATGTTCGCGGCGGAAGAGGCAGGCTATCCGCTGATCCTCACCGTCCATGACGAGCTGCTGGCCGAAGTGCCTGAATCGTTCGGTAGCGTAGAGGCGTTCAAGAGTTTGATGCTGTCGCATATCCCGTGGTTGCAGGGCTGTCCGCTCTCGGCTGCGGCGTGGGAAGCGAAGAGATATGTGAAATGAGCGACATGATCGAACTGCCGCCGCGCATGCTTGACCTGTATCGGCTGCTGCGCCTTGACAGGGACACGCCGATCACCGCCCTGCACGAGCGCTATCTCGGACGCCGGCCGCCGGCCAACACGCGTGACGCGCAGCGCGAGGTGACGTCCTACGTCAATCGGCTCAACGGCCATCTGGCGAAGCACGGCTACGCCGTGAGGCCGGGCCGCGAGCGTCGCACCTATCGTCTCTACGCTATCTGACGGAGCCGCCCCGTGATAAGGTCGGCTCGCAATCCGCTCCGCGACGTGAGCGCCAAAGAAAATGTGGCTAACGTCTGTATCGTTCCTGCGCATCGCGACATCGTACGCCGCGGCAATCGCTATTTCCGACTGGTGCCCCTGTGACTTCGTTGCTCGGGCACGCGAAGTCGTGGGCGGCCAGGGGCTTCCCTGTGTTCCCGCTCATTCCTGGAGATAAGCGCCCGCGCGAAAAAGGCTGGACGCGCACGGCGACCCGCGATCCCGAAGAGATTGAAAGGCTCTGGCGCGATCCTGTCACCGGATGGGAGCAGGATTTCAACGTGGGCGTGCTCTGCGACCACATGATCGTGCTCGACATAGACGTCAAGGGCGGCCGGCGCGGCATGGAGAGCGCGGCGGAATTAGGCGTGCTGTCCGACGCGCTGGAAACCCTCACGGTCCGTACGCCGAGCGGCGGCTTGCATCTTTACTACCGCGGCCCGAACCGCTCTCTTTCCGCGGGGAAGCTCGGCGAAGGCCTTGACGTGCGCAGTTTTCACGGGTTCGTCGTGGCTCCGGGCTCCGTGACCCCGCAGGGCGCGTACGCGCTGGAAACCGACGCGCCACTCAAGGAAGTGCCCGCCGCCCTTCTCGACCGCCTGGACGCCCCCCGCGACCGCGCAGAGACGGCGCCCCTCGTCGATCTCGATCTTGAGACGTCGATCGCGGCGGCGACCGAGTTCCTGAAATGGCGGAAGCCTGCGCAGGCGGGCCAGCTCAACGACACCTGTTACCGCGTCGCCGCGGCCGTGAAGGACTACGGGATCAGCGAGAAGCGGGCCGTCGACCTGATCGTGGAGCACTGGAGCGAGCGCTGCGATCCGCCGATCCTGCCGGGCGACGTCGCGGGGATCGTCGCCAACGCCTACGCCTACGGCACCCGCCAGCCGGGAGCCTTGGCGCCGGCAGCCGAATTTGCCGGGGTCAAGGTCGAGCCGCCAGCGGACGTATTCTCGACGGAGGCCGATTCGGTCGTCAAGCACATCGTATTCCGCGATCTGCCCGACGAGGTGGCCCTGCCGGCGCGGCCGTGGATCGCGCCCGGCCGGATCATGCGCGGCGCCGTCACGATCATCGCCTCGCCCGGCGGCGTCGGCAAATCGACCCTCGAACTGACGATTGCCGCCCATGCGTGGCTCGGGAAGCGGTTTGCGGGCTTCGAGTTTCGCGGGCAGACGAAGGCGCTCGTCATCAACAACGAAGACGACTACGACGAAATGGCCCGCCGCATGCGGGCGATTTGCACCGTCTACGATCTCGACCCGAAGGCCGTCATGCAGGGCGTGGCGATGCTCTCTGGCGCCGACTACCCCTTCAAGATCGCAGACGCCTCGCCGCCGAAGTTCCGCACTCACGAAATGGCCGCGCTCGGCGAGCTTTGCCGGGAGCAGGGGATCGGCGTTTTGCTCGTCGACCCCGTTGTGGAGACGCACGACAGCGACGAGAACAATCAGCAGGACATGAAGGCGATCATGGCGGCCTATCGCCAGCTCGCGCGAGACTACAACATCGCTGTCGTGCTGGCGCACCACACCCCGAAGGGCGGCGAACGCGCCTCGCAAGACGCCTTTCGAGGGGCGTCCGCGATCATCAATTCCGCGCGCATCGGCCTCACGCTGTTCGAGGCGAGCGCCGATGACGGGCTCAAGTATCGCATCCCGCCCGCCAAGCTGAACAACTACGTGCGGCTCGACGACGCCAAGGCGAACCTCACCCTGCGCTCGGGGCGGCCGACGTGGTTCCGCCGGCAGTCGGTGGTGCTGCGCTCGGGCGATGAAGTCGGCGTGCTCTACCCCGTCGAGATCGAGAGCGAGGCGGCGATCAAGCCCGAGGACGTCGCGCGCGAGGTGCGCAACTACATGAGGCAGGAGAACGTCGCCGACGTCAACGCCTTCACGCTGGCGAAGCACCTCGTAACGCTGCCCGGTTGGGATTTGAGCGTCTTCGGTGGATCAAGCGTCACGCACGTCCGCGAGAAAATCGCCGAGCTATTCATGCAGCCCTTCACCTTCGACGACGGCGAGACGCTGCACACGAAGGCGGGGAAGAACAAGACCGGCTGGTCGGTCGTGCTGGAGTGAAGGAGGCAACAGTGCGGGGTTTGGACAATCAGCGCGCTTCGGCGCGTTTCTCCAGGCTGGAGCGAATGAACTTCACGTCCGCCTCGATCTGCATGATGCGGTCATGGTCGGCGTCGCGCTGGTCCAGGCGCTTCTCGATCAGCGTCATGCGCTGCGCGTTGAGCGCGCGCTCAGACGAGAAATTGCCCCATCCAACGAACGCCGCCACCGCCAGCGAGACGAGCGTCAGGACGTTGCCGAGCGTGATCCGCGCGTCGTAGGTGGGGCGGGTCACTTACTGCGCGTCCCGCGTCCAGCAACCGGCCACGAAGCCGCGCTCGAAGTGCCGGTCGATCCGCCGCTGGTCGTTGCGCGTCTTGCCCGAGACGGAGCCGAGCGAATCTTCGATCACGCCGCAGGGCTTATTTACCGGGGCCGGGCTGCTCGCACACCCCGCGATGACGGTTCCAAGAGCCGCCAGCAGCGTAGCATTCATCAACAGTGCGCGCGCCCGTGTCGGCTTTCTGTTCGGCTGCATGGTTCGCCTCTTCGATCTTCTGGCGCTCCTGCTGCGCCCCCTCGTGGATGAGCTTCATGCGTTCGCAGCCGAGCCACGATGCGAGAAGGACGGAACCCGCGACGACGCCGACGAGTTTCCAGTTCGATAGCAGAAACGCTAGGGGCATGGCTCAAGTCCCTTGCAGGCAAAGCTCGCGTTCACGCTCCCGGCGGCGCGTGAGGCCAGGCATGACGAAGCCGGCCGCCCGGTTGAACTTGAGCAGATCGTTGCACGCCTGGACGACGCGGCCAGCGTTGAGATCGCGCGCGACGCTGGAGTGGCAGACGCCGGCCGCCCCGATATTGTGGGCGAGGGAGAGCACCGCGACGTAGCGGCCGGGAGGGGCGGTCTGGAGCGCCGGAATACACCCCTCGATATAATCGCCTGCGCGCTCGTCGAGATCGCTCAGCAGCAATGCCTTGCACTCTTCGAGGCTCTTGTGAACGCCGGGCGTCACGTCCTTGCCGGTGTGGCCGTAACAGACGGTCCACGGGTGGCCGCGCGTCGCCGGATCGGGGTAGGCCGTCTGGCGAAGCCCCTCCGCGCCGCCGATGAACGAAACGGCGAGCGCGCCTATGGCGGCGTTGCGCTTGACCCTACTCATCGTGAAGCCCCGGCTGTTTGGTGACGCGCGCGACGGATATCGAGGCGAAGACGAGCACGCCGCCCGTCCAGAAAGCCCACGCCGGAATTTTGCCGTCGAGCGTCAGCCACGCGGCGGCGGCAAAGCACATGGCGCCCCAAAAGGCGGCTACCCACACTGTCGCGAAGCGGTGCGCCTTGCGCCAATCGGGGATCAGCTTCGAGCCAGTCCGGTCCATTAGTTGCCTGCCGTTATGATCCAGTTGGAGCCGTCCGATTCGAGATCGGCCCATTTGCCGGCGGTAGCAGCGAGGATCGCCGTTCCGGCCGCGCCGCCTGCAAGCGGCACTACGTTCGAGGAGGCCGAGACGACGGTAAAGGCGGCGATGGTGCGAACGCGGATGCGGCGGCCAGTCCACGACGCTGCGGCAGGAAGCGTGAGCGTCAGACTCGCCGCGCCGTTGAAGGTGATCGTGCGGTCCTTCGTCGCCCCGCTGTCGACCGTGTAGTTGGCTGTCTTCGTCAGCGGGGCGCTTCCCACGAATACCTGCGCGATCGACGGCCCGGTTACGGTGAGCTGCGTTGGTATGATCGTCTGTACTGCGTCCGCGCCCAGGATGAGCTGGTTCGAAGTGTCGACGCTAATGACGCTCAAGTTCGCCGTTAACGCCGCATTCTTAATTCGGATCGCGTTGTTGTTCGGCAGCAGGAGCGGCGTCATGACGAATGTCGAGCGCGAGAAGTCTAACCCGATATGCAACTGCCCGCGCGTGGTGAATGCGGTGTGATCGACGCCGACGCGCCCGGCCCCGTCATCGCCGTAGACCGCGAACCCGGTGCGGAACGGAGCGCCCGAATCGGGGTCTGTCATGAAAGCGACGTCAGACTTGTTGCCGACGCCAGTCCTGTTGTTCGACGCCACGAAACCAGCGGAGTATTTGCTCCAGTCGAAACTGGCCCACTGTGGCGCGTCGACGCCAGAGAAATTCTCGACGCCTGCGCGCACGCCGAACAGATAGGTGTAGGTGACGCCAGCGCCGACGCCGCCCGAGAAGATGCCGCCGAAGGCCGACCCGAGCGCCCCGGCCGTGATGCCCGCGTAGCCTCTGAACGCCTCGACCCACGAACCCGCGCCGCCCGCAGAATCCTGACCTTCCGCGTAGGATGCGGTGGCGCGCGTATTGGCGCCGCTCACGGTCTTGAAGATCGAGGCGTAATGCGCAGGGTTAACGCCGCTCGTCGCGACAGAAGCCGTCGACTTCTGCACCACGGCCGCAGCGTCCTGCGTCGAACCCGGCGCGGCGACGGCGCCCGATACGGCCAACACGCGCGCGTTGGTCGTGCCGCCGCTATAGCCAGCGGTCGCGGTGAAGGCGTCGGATGCGGTTTTGAATATCTGCTGTGCGAGCCACGTGTTGATCTGCGAGAAGAGCCCCGCGTAGCTCGTGATCGGCGTGACCGGCAGCGTCGTCGGATTGCCGTTGCTGTCGAAGCCGAGCGCCGTTCCGGCGCGTACGCTCTTGGACGGCAGCACGAGCGGCGACGTCGTGGGGTCCGTGTCGGACAGGACGAGGGCGCGGCGAGAGAGCTTCGCGACAAGCATAGTCAGCTTGTCGACGACTGCGCCTATCGTGCCTTCCCAAATCTTCATGCCGGCGACGAAGGCGAAGCCCTGCGACACGGGCGGCGCGCGCAGCAGGAATACCGTCGCGCCGTTGGCCGGCGCGGCCGTGAAGGTGATCCGCGCGCCCGACGCGCCGCCGACGAGCAGTACGCCAGAGTAATCCACGCCGAGCGTCATGGCGTAGCCGTTGACGGATACGACGAGATCAGTGACGGCCTGGACGGGGTAGGTGAAGTCGAACGACGTCGTAACGCCGTCGCCGAGGTAGAACTGCTCGCTGATCGCGTTGGCGACAGTCACGGCTCAACGTCCTTTCAAACGTCAGAGCCGAGTTGTCCGCTTGCGGGCTCAGCGGTAGGGGCTATCTCCGGTCAGCAGTTGCAGCACCTCACGGAAGCCGTAGTAGGAGCTGTAGGGCGCGAGCATCGCCGCTGCCTTCTTCTGCTGCTTGGAGCCTTCGCCTCCGGTAGCAGTTTTGATACCAAATCCAGTCGCCTTTGACAAGGTGTAGGGGATCGAGGCGGACGGCCCGAGAAGCCGCGAAAGGGGGTCGCTGGAGCCGTACCGATCCTCGACCGGCGCGCTCCCGCCCGGCCACGCCGCCGCTATGGGGCTCTTGATCGGGTTGAAGTCGCGGAAGCCCGCGCCGCCGGCCATCGCCTGCACGGAACTGGCCGCCTCGAAGGGCAGGGTGAAGATGCCGGCCTTGTCGAGCCCTTCGCCGACCAGGAACCCCGGATTGGCGCTCGCCTCCTTCACGAACCGATCGTAGCTGTCCTTGCCGCCGCGCAGCGCCGTGAAGTAAGCCGCCGCCATGCCCATCGTCGTTGCGCCGACGAGGCCCGAGACGAAGCGCGTCGGGCTCTCCTGCAAGCCGCGCAGGGTGACGCGCTGGTTCGCCGCCATGTTGAAGGCGCGGAACTGGAGCATCATGCGGCCGGTCGGCGTGTTGCAGAACAGCGGAATGTCGCCGAGCCCCTTGTGGGGGATGATCGTGTTGACGTCCTTGTTCACGGCGGCGCGGTATGTGCGTACCGCAACGTCGTCGCCCCACCGCTCCGTGTTGGCGACATGCACGTTGCCGTCCAGCACCTCACCGTGCTTTTCGAAATGGGCGCCGATGCGCTTCGCCATGTTCTCGTCGATCCCGAGATAGGCGAGGTATCGCACGTCGGGGGCCTTGCCGGTCGCCGCTTCTAGGATGCGGTTCTGCGTCACGATCGCCGAGAGCGAGTGCTCGAAATCCGTGAAGGCCGCCAGCCCGTTCCACTTCGTCGCGATCTTGGTGCCGTTGAAGAGCAACCGCTCGAAGGCGGAGCCCTTGGCGTAGGGATCGGCCACCTCGCCGAAGGCCGCCATGCGCGCGTGCAGGACGCGCTCGCTGACGAGGCCCGCGAGCTTCGCCTCCTTGATCGACGCGGCGGCCTCGCCCTCGAAGCCTCGCATGAGGTTCTTCACGAGCGGCGCGATGCCTTCGCTCATGTAGCGGCCAAGGCCGTGGACCATCGCCGGCCGGTAAAGCTCCGACCAGTTCGCCGCGATGAAATTCCCCATGTGGCGAATGTAGTTGTAGGCCATGACGGAGCGCACGACGCGCGCGTAGTTGCCCGAATTGGCGTCCACCTTGTACATGCCGCGCACGAGATCGCGGACGGAGGTGAGATCATTGCGTGCGGACAGTTCGTCTTTGTCGAGGAAGCTCAGCGCCGCCTCGCGCGAGCGGGTCAATTCGTCCTGCCCCGCCAGCTTGCCTTTCAGCCCTTCGGCGAATCCCGGCGAGCGGCCAACGAGACCCTTGATCTCTTCCGGCGTCTTGGCCGCCTGCACGGCGTCGCGCAGATCGCGGTACTGGTGGCCGATCTCCGTCAACTGGTCGCGCATGTCGGCGCGACCGAATCGGCGCGTCAGTTCGACCTCGCCAGCCATCGTGCGCGCGTAGCGTTCGCCGACCTCGCGGACGTTGCTTTCGAGAAAGTCCTCGATCATGCGGTCCGGTATGTTGAAGGTGCGATCCTTCATCGGGCCGCGGGTGATCGGCGTGAAAAACTCCGGGTGCGAGGCGGCGCTGTCATCGCGGTGCCTGCGGCCGGTGAGCGCGTCATGGACGTCGTTGGCAATGTCGCGCGCCATGAGATCGAAGTTGGGGCTCTTCGTTCCTGCGCCTTCGACGCGGCCCCAACGGTCGTAGAAGTTCATGTCGATCTCGCGCTTCGTCGCGTCGATCTCCTTGAGCCTGCGCTCGACCGCCTTCGGGTCCAGGCGCTCCAGCCTGTCCTTGAGGCGCTGCGACTTCTCGCCGCGCATGAGCGACGAATGGCTGATCTGCTCCACGGCGGCGTCGACGCCCGCGCGCACCTCCGCTAGCGCCGCTTCGGGGTCGAAGTTCTCCAGCCGGTCGAGCCTGTCGGCGATGCGCTGGAGCCGGGCGGCGTGGGCGCGCTGCGTCTGTTCGTGCTGTTCGAGTTTCGCCGTCATCTCAGCGGCCCTGCCCCGCGGTCCGTAGGCCGGTGCCGTCGGCGCTATCGTAACGTCCTTCGTCGGGTTGAAGTAGATCGTGACGTTATGTGGCGCCGTCTTCGTGCGCAGCCCGCCGAGATGGCGCAACCCATCATACCCAAGGTTACGCAGCGTATCGTTTAACGCCGAGAACCCTTCCTGTATATCGTCCGCGGACATTCCGAGCGCGGTTCCTTCTTCGCGCATGGCGTCGTAGAACTCGCGGAGGTTCTTCGGCTTGGTGTCGAGCGCGACGCCGATCGCGTCGGATATCGAATGTTTCCCCTTTGCTTCCTCCTCTAGGTGCTTGAGCACCTCGCCGCCGAGTGGCGCTTCCGCATCGTATATGTTGAGCGGCCTACTCTCCTTGACGCTGTAGACTACTTGCTTGCCCGTGCGCTTAGAGCCCTTACGCGCGTAGCCCTGCGCCACGTCTGCCGCGTCTGTCGTGTAGAAGCCCTGACCATAATAGTTCAGCGGCGTGTAAAAATGATCGTCGAGCTCTAGCTTGTCGTTCGACGAACCGTGATACTGCTGTCCCAGGCCGCGGGTGTCGGGCGTGTGATCGGGCGGCAGTGCCTCCGCCTCCGTCCGCATCCTCTCGATCGCCGCCTTCGTGCGGTCGGCGGCGCGGTCAGCGCGCTGCGCAACCTGGTTGAAGGACGTTATCAGTTCGGACTTGCGGGCCTCGTACTTCTCGGGATCGAGCCGCTGCGCCTCACGCTCGAATCGCCGGCCCTTGTCGACGAGGCGCGAAAGCTGGCGGTGGTTCGTCTCTTCGATGTTGACGAGCGACTGCACGATCTGGTCGGTGCGGCTCGCGATGCCGGCGTAGCCGAGATCGACGTTGCGCATGCGCTGACGAAGAACGGATCGCTGCTCCTGATACGCTTTCAGCCCCGCGCCGCCTTCTTCCTTGATCCGCGCGATCTCCTGCTCGGCCATCTGGCTCGCCACGTTGTCGCCGGCCAGCCGCGCCTCTTTCACCTTCTGCCGCAGATCGGAAATGTCGGCGAGCCGCGCGACGTGTTCGGCGTTCGCCTGATCGAGACGCGCCCCTTGCTCCTCTAGGCTCTTCATCGTCGACATGCGCGACGCCGGGCTCATCTGGAGATCGGCCGCCTCCTGCCCGAGCCGCGCCTTGCGCTTCTGCATCGCCTGAACAGACTGCGAATATTCGTCGGCGAGCACGCCGGAATAGTGCCCCGTCACCAGGTCTTTGAACCGTCCTTCCTGCGCAATCAGCTTCACCTTGTTGTAGACGCGCGAGAAATAAGAGGCGGCGGTCTTGATCGGAATGTCGGCGGGCAGGAGCCCAAGCTCGATCGCCTCCTTTTTGAAGGGCTCGAACACCTTCGCGCGCCACATCTGCGCGGCCTGCTGAACATGCGGATTGGCGTCGGCGTCGCCGTTGCGCATGGCGCGGCCGACCGCATCCTCGAAGTCGCCGTGCGTCATGTTGATGCCGGCCTTCGACATGGCCTCGTAGGCCGCGTCGTGCGCCGTGACCGCCTCGCCCATGCGCGACACGAAGGCGACGCGGCTCGTCGTCTCGACCGAAGGTCCGACCGTCCGCCCCTCGTTGTGAGCGACCTGATAGACGGTATTCTCCGCAAGCTGCTGCATATATTCGCGGGCGGCGGCGACGGGACGATAGTTGGAGCGGAGATTCGGGTTGACGTTCTTCGTCGTCCGTGCCCATGCATCGGCCACCGTGCCGTCAACGGATAGATCGCGGATCGCGAGCTTCTGCACGGTGTCTGCGCCCGCCGCCGCGGCCACCTGCACACCGGTTTCGGCGGAGCCTCCGGCTGAATGCGCGGCCTCGAATGCCGCTCGCGCATCTTCGACGCTCTTCTTGCCTCGCACGACGTCTTCGATAAGATCGTAGTAGAATCCTGCGCTCTTAGGCGCGTCGATATCGTCCGCGTGCGCGGCGAGTTCTGCGATCAGATCGTGCTGCGCACGCGTACCCCGGAACGGGAGCTTCGCAGGGTCTGTCTCACTCCCGATCGCCACCACGTCACGCGCAAAATACCCATCCTGATTGAGCACTGCGTCGAAACCCGCGTCCCCCGCCCGGGCGCGCTGCGACACGCCAGAGTCCGAAGCAGAGTATCGCGTAGCGCCCGCTGCGCCGCGGTCGACATGGAAGTTGACCGCGCCGTTGACGTCGACTTCTCGCGACACGGCGCTCGGAGGCGCGCGTTCGATCGCCGCGAGCAATTCTGTCGACGGAGCGCCGGCCCCCGTCTCTATATTCAGCAGCGCCTTAGCTGCCACCTTGCGCTCCGCGCGTGAGAGAAGCCCCGCGGCGCCGGCGCCGAGCATGGAGCCGAGCACCACGCCAGCGCCGATGTTGATCGCGCTCTCCTGCCCCGTGTGCGTTTCCTGCGAGGCGTGCAGCGCGGCTTCCTGGACGCCGACGCCCACGCCGGCCGCAGCGCCGATGCCGAGCGCCGATGCGCCCATGGAGTAGCCGCCCTTGACGCTGCGCACGAGCCCGCCGCCAGGGATCAGGATCGGCAGATCGAGCGTGTTGGCGGCGAAGCTCGCCAGTGTTCCGCGCCAGCCGGCAGCGGCTACGAGCCTGCGGTCCTGCTCTTCCATGTCGATCTGGCGCTTGATGCTGTCGGCGTAACGCTGGTTGTTGGCGCTGACGAAAGACTTCCAATGCGGCTCGTACTTCGTGCCGGCAATGTCGTTCCATGCGTTGAAGCCGTCTTCGGGCTGATTGTCGACGCCGAGCGTCTGCCGACCGAGCGCCGAGCCGATCGTGTTGCTCTCGCGAAAAGCCGCGCCGAGCAGTTGAAACGCCTTTTCGTTCTTCAACGTCTCGGCCATCTGCTTGTCTTGCAGTATGGCGGGATCGACAAGCTCGGCCGCGCCCGTCTGCGTGCGGACAGGGAACTGCGAGGGATCGAGATCGAAGATGGGCATTAGTCGGTCGGGGGCTCCCATTTCGGCGGCGCGTCAAGCGCGACGTCTTCGGCGCTCGGATGCATGCGGTCATGCTGCGCCTTCTCAAACTGCGCTTTCCGTTCCGCCGCCAACTTCTCCTGCGCCGGTCGCGGGTCCGCGATGAAGCCCTTGCCGTGGAGAACCTTGTGCATGGGTTGGCCGTCGACCGTCTCGACGTAGTGGACGGAGTAGGGCGCGGGCTTGCCGCCACGGAAGGCTTCGGCCGTGAGCGTCGGCAGCGGCATGAGATAGACCTTCGAGGGGTCGACGTCCGCGCCGCTCGACTTCTTGATCTCGTCGGCCGCCTGCCGATAGACATAATCCCACTTGCCGTCGACGTCGGGGTAGCTGCGCTCGGGCGGGAACTTCATGAGCACGCCGTTCGAGACGCCGTATAGCTTCTTCATCTGCGACGTCGCCCACGCCTGCGCGCGGTCCTTGTCGCCGCCCTCAGCGAAGTGCTGCGCGGCAAGTTCAGCGAAGTCCTGCATGATCGCGCCGCGCTGATCCGCGCCGAGCCCGAGCGCCGGCTTGCCGTTCCATATGCGCGAGATCAGGCCGCCAGCAAATGCGTTCTGCACCGTGCCCTGCGGATCGCCCTTCGCAAGCTCCTGCTTAAACGCCTTCACGTCGTCATCGCGCACCTTGGCGCTGCGCTTGAACTCTGGCGTGTTGCTGTCGGCGATCTTGCGCGCAGCCTCCTGCGCCGTCATGCCGAGATCGTTGACATAGTGATTGAAGGAAACGCCGGCCTCTTCGAGAGACGAGCCGCCCTGCACGCCTGCGAAGGCGTTCGGGTTGCGCGCGAGCATGTTGCCGGCGAGGTTCGCCGCCTCCTGTACCTTCGCCGGGTCGTTGGAAGCGAGGCCGCCGCGCATGGCGACGCCAGCCACCTCTGGCACGATGCCCGTCTTCTCGTAGACGGAGAATGCCGCGGCCGGCGTGTTGCCGAGCGCCTTCACGCCCTCGTTGACCTGATCCTTGTGGTCCTTGTCGAAGGGGTTCCACGTCGCCGCCGGGTCGTTGATGCGCGCGCTGAACTTGCCGAGCGTGTCCTGCCCCTCCTGCCGGGCGGCGACGATGCGCTCCAGCTTCGACACATCGCCGAAATCCGTCAGGCGGCCGTTGGCGCGCGCAGCGTCGATATCGGACTGCCCGATCTTGCCGTCGTGCGCCTTGAGCGCCATGTCGTTGAGCCACGCATTGTGATCGGCGGTGCGGCGCGCGTCGGCGGCGTTCGCCTGCTCCTGCGATTGGCGCTCCGCCATGTCGTAGACGCGCATGCGCTGCTGGTAGGTCATGTCGGAGAACCGCTTGTCCTCCTGCATCGCCACGGCCGCGCCTGTGAACTTCTGCGTCTGGAGCGCGTAGACTTCGGCGACAGAACGCGGCTTCGCCGGATCGCCGCCGACATAGAAGACCGTTGGATTGGAGACCGCGGCCTGCGGGTCGACCGTAGCTGCGAGCTGGCTCGAATCCTTCTTCATCGCGCCGATGAACTTCGTCGCCCCGGCCGCGCCGAGGAAATGCGCCATGTAGAGGTTCTTCTCGCTCGGCTCGATCCCCGCGCTCTTGAGCGTGTCCGCGTTCTTCTCGGTGAAGATGCGGATCGCCTTCTCTTCCTGCGCGAGATCGCCGCGGCCGTTGAGCCGCAGCCCGGCCTCCTTGCCATCCGGTGAGTTGACGACGGCCTTCCAAGTCCCGTCCGTCCACTGGTAGAAGCCCGTTGCAGACGACGCCAGTTCGCCGTTCGGGAGCCTGGGCCGCGCATTCGGATCGCCGCCCGCATTCTCCTTGCCGCGCAGCCGCGCGAAATATCCAGCCTTGACGGAGCCCATCGCGGTTGCGACCGCTTCGGGGCTGTCGTGCGCCTTGGCGACGGCGTAGACGTAAGCCGCGTCGTTCTTCCACTTGTCGCGGTGCGTGCGCTTGTCATCTTCGGACATGCCCGACGCATTGATGATCTCTTCGCCGCGCGCGCGAAAAGCGTCGACGCTCTCGGGCTGCTGGTCGATCTGCGTGCTCAGCCGATCAAGCTGTTTGCCGACTTCCGACTTGTAGTAGCTGTCGCGCGATTCCAGTTCGGTCCTAAGCGCGAAGGCCGCGACGCTCTTGCGATACTGCTCCATGCGCGCGCCCCACTCCGCGCGCCGGGTATCGGGCATGTTCTTCACGTTGGCGTCGAGCCACGCGCTTGACCGCGATGTGAACGTGTCTTCCGGCTGCGCGCCGGGCTTCGGCTCTTCGCCCGAGCCGTTCATGTAGCCCTTGGCGAAGTCCTTGGCGCCGTCCTTCACCCCCCGCGAAGCCGCGGCCATCTTTTCGTTCTCGGCCGCCTGGAAATCAGCAAACGACTTTTGCAGATTGAACTCGTCCAGGGTTTCCTGATCTTTTTTGTATTTGGCGGCGACGTCTGCGAAGAGCGCACCCGCCTTGCCGAGCGCGTCGCCGTAGCTGCCTGCCGCACGCGCCGACTGCGCGCCGAAGTCGTCGCCGGACGCGGCGCGGCCCCCAAGCTGCTGGCGCGGGCTCTGCGACGGCGTGAGAAGGTTCGTGAAGAAGTCCGCCATGTCAGACGTCCATCTGCGCGGACGCGCCGCGCTCGCCGCTCTTGCCGAACTTGAGGCTGCCAGCGAGGCGGAAGGCGTCGAACATGCCGCCGAGCAGCTTGGAGCCTGCGCCGAGCGCGCCGGCCTGCCGGTCGTACTGCGCCTTGCGGTCGTAGAGCCCCGCTTCGTTGAGGCGGCCAGTCGCCTCGACTTCGCCCGTGTAGATGCGCGTCATGGCGTCGAGCGTGTCCTTGTCGCGAAGCGCGTTGAGCGCCACGACGGACGAGCCGACCGACGAATCAATCCCGTTTTCGCCCATCGCCGTCTGGAGCGCGGCCTCGCGCTGACGGCCTTCGTTGACGAACGTCGTCGCCTCCTGCGCGGCCTGATCGCGGGCGAGCTGCGCACGAATGCGCTCCATGATCGAATTGTAGTCGGACGCCGCGCCTGACGCCTCGCCGGCCGCGCGCGCGCCGCTGGCGCCGAGCAGCGCGGAGCCCATGCCCGAAATACCGGCAACGGCGGTCAGCCCCATTGTGATCGGATCGGCCACTATCTCACCCGTGCGTAGAGCGCGAAGTCTCGACCTTGGAAAAACTTACGCATGACGCCTTCCTGCTCGAAGCCGAGCAGCCTGATCCAGCGATGACCCTCGTCGTGATCGAGCGCGATGTGCGCCTCGATCCGCTCGAAAGCGGCGACCGCCAACCGGCGGCGCACCTCGCGATGGATCAGCGTCATGGTAGCACCGATGCTGTCGGATAACACCCCCCATACGACGGCGCGGGTGTCCGTCTGCGGCGAGAGGCCCCCGAGCGCCAGAGGCGCCGTACCGTCGACGGCCGCCCACGCCTGCCCCGTCTCGATCGCGCGGCTCACCATCGCGAAGGTCATCTTCGGGTGGAGCGCCTGGGCGCGCTGGACGCGCATGCGCAGCAACATTCCGGCTTCGGCGGGAACGACGCTAATCATTGATCTCTACCCGCGGGACTATGCCGACGACCGTGAAGGGCTGCGGGTCGTCCTGCACGAGATATATCCATCCGTCCGTGTCGGTGTTGGCCGGCGCCGTGACCATGACGTCGCCCGTGAACGGGACTGGCGTGTCGGAGAGCGCCGCGTCGGAGCGCAGGCCGGGAACGATGATCGGGTCCAGTCGGTCGAGCGACGGACCGAGCTTACCGCCGATCGTGTCCTTCAGCCGCAGGAATATATCGCCGAACGACTTTATCCGCGTCTGCGCAGTACCGTCAGGCATACTCACGTCGAGCCTCATCGGCGCGACGATCGTGCGGTAGGGCAGGCCGACGTGGACGATGGAAGCCGGCCAATCGAGCGAGATCGTCCCGTCCGCGGCGACGACCTTCTGCGGGTGCGTGGCGCCGTCCGCGCGGACGGCCACCGTCTGCCCGACGAGGTGCGTAAGACCGCCGATCGTCTGCGTGGCCGCGCCAGAATAGGTGAGCCCCGCGTCGCAGTAGAATGCGGCCTTGACGTCCGTCTCAATTTTCAGTTCGTCTTCGATCCATTCGACAAAGCGCACCGTCTGCCCGTTGATGGTACGGTTGACGATAAGCCACCTGTCGTCGCGATCTCCATCCGGCGATGCGATGCATGCGGTGCTCTCGATAGCGCCGTAGGCGCCCGATGCGCTCACGCCGCCCATCTGGAAACGCGCCCATCCGACGACGTTGCGCTCGCGATTGTAGGTGAGCGTCGACATGATACCGTCGCGTCGCACGCATCCAAGTTGCGTGTTCGGCTCCTGCGCGTAGTCGGCGTCGACCGCGCGCTCGCGCAATATGTGGTCGGCTAGCGCGGTAAGATCGTCGGCCTTGAAATTCTGACCTGTGTCGTCAACGATCATTTCGCGCAGCCGCTTGCCGCCGCGTTGGAAGAAGAGCACGGCGTTTCCCACCGCGACCGGCTGCGTGAACTGGCCGCCATAGCGCGTCTCGGGATCGGCCTTCACGTTCGTCGACGAGAATACCTGGTTGCCTGTCTGCTCGCCTATAGATGCTTCGAGCAGCGAACCGCCGACGAGCGCACGTTTCGACGCCATGATCCACCGCGCCGCGTCGAGCTTGTCTATACCCGTGCGGATCACGATAGCGGATTGCGCCGTAGGAAACGCGCCGTTCGTCTTGAGCGAGAAGTCGTCGTAGCCGCCTTCGACAGAGAAAGCATGCCATAGATCGCGCGTGTACCACACACGATTACGGTATACCTTGACGTCTGTCGGGTAGCCGTCGACGGAGTTGAAAAGCGAACGCGCCCATCGCGTCGTCGAGTTGGCGCTCGACCCCGTCGCGACCGTGCCTACGCTGCCAGCGTTTATCATTGCCTTCGGAAGTTCTGGCGTGACGCCAGCCGCCGCGTTGCCGTAGTTGGCCGCTTCGACAACGGTGCCCGTCGCGCTGAGCCCGTCACCGGCCACAGTAGCTATCTTCACGATCCCGAAACCCGAGTGCAGATACTGCCACGCGATCGACGTCGAACCGTCCGTGACCACGCCAACGAGGTGGGTAGGCGGAACAGACGCCGTGGTGCCGAAGGTGCCAGAGAAGGACACCGCTTTGTAGAAATTCCCGTTGTTGCGAACAATCGTCCCGAGCGCGAATGTCACGCCGGCCTGCCATACAGTCGTCGCTCCGGGGTCGACGATCTCCATGTAGAAGTAGTTGTTGATATCGCGCGCATCCCACACCGCCGCGCTCGCGTAGAGCGTTATGCTCCCGGTCGCCGCCGACGCGGAAACCTTGATCGTGTTGAGTGGGTCAACGGATACGAACGGCCCCCACTGGAAATCGACGGGCGTCATCGTCCAGTTCGTCGCGCCGAGACGCTTTAGCTTCTGCGGCGCGACAGTCCCGTTGGCGCTGCACAGCCACATGATATCGTTGAGCTGCGCGCTGCGGAGCGCGCCGCTCTGATCGGGCGCAACGAGCGAGGCGGCATTGAACGCTGACACGATCTCGTATGGACTACCGGCCGATAGAAGCTGCCCGCGGTTCGTGAAGAAGCGGAGATATGTATCGCCGAACTCCAGCACGTAGGATTGGCGCGCGGAGTATTCGAACTTGCGCAGCCACGCTTTGCTGTTGCTCTTCGTCGACGCAACGTAGCGAGAGCCCGCACGGTTGCGCGCCGGGCCTTGTGCAACCGGGATCGCGTTCAGTAGAACCTTACAGCCGCCACGATACTTGTCCTGGTCGGTGCGTGCCGCCATGTTCTCGGACAGTTCGCCCGCGTTAAACGCCTGAATGAGCGGAACGGCGCGCGGCATGTCACCACGCCCTCGACGTGATCCAGCTCCCGTCTTCGCGCTCGCGCGGCGGCAGCTCGATAGCATTCGTGCGCTTGGCGTCGAAGAGCGCCTGTCGATAGTCCTCGCGGATCGTCTTCGTGCGCGCCTCGTTCTTCATGAGCGACGGCGCGGCGCGGTACGCGAGCATGAAAGACAGCGCCTCGACGAAAGCGGCGTCGAATATTTCGGGCTGCTCCGTGACGTCGCGCACGTAGCGAACGCGCAGCGGAGCGTCGAGGTTCGTCAGGATGTACTGACCCTCAATCGTGAATATCGGGAGGTCTTCCTGCGCCGCCTCGCGTATCGAAGTGTCGATCCACAGATCGCTAGCGACGACGAGCCGCATGAAATCGCCCGGCGTCCTGAACCGGCGCGCATAGTCGAACGACGGCGTAGCGACGTCAGCCGCGAGCGAGGCGCGGGCCATAGCGAACGACCATGCGTGCTTTCGCAGTTCTGCGCGCACAACGACGGGATAGATAGCCGTCATCGTACGCGCGTTCTCGGTCGGATCGGTGAGCGCGCCGGCAGGCGGCTTGCCAAGGTGCGCGAGCGCCGCGTTGATGATCTGGAGCTTGGTGTCGGATGCGCTCATGCGATAACCCCAACGCCATCAACATACGAAGGCGCTTGTGTCACGCCGTCAGACGTCCAGACGATTGCGTTGTTCACGCCAATCGGAGCGCGGTAATAGATCGTGATGCCAAGCGTCTGAGCCTGTGTGCGAGACTGCGCAATCTTGGCGTCAAGCCTTGCGGGGTCTGCGTTGTGTCTCAACCTCGCCCACAGTCCCGGAGCCATGACAGCGGGCGTGACCACGTTCGGCGGCATGGCGTTGTCGTACACGGCAGGAACCACAACCACCGCACCCACGTAATTGAAGAAATACGCGCCGATGCCGACGCGCGCTTGCGCAATCACCTTCGCCTTCACCGCGTCATAATACCCAAGCGCGGTCGCAAGCTGGATTAGCGAGCCCTGCGTTGGGAAATTGATGACAAGCTGTTTCACCACGGCCCATCCACAGTGAGCTTCGTATTCAGATACGTCCCGCTTGTGCCAGAGGGATAGATGCGGATCGCTTCAATCCACTCGTCAACCTCACTCGACACGCCAGACCACGGGTTGATGACCTTGCGGGCGCGGGTTCCTGTCGAGATAGAGCGATACTGGATAATCGCGGGGTTGGTCGTGAGAGAGGCGGCAGTGAGAGCGTCGGAAGCGCGGGTGACTGAGGCTGTGGATGTGCGAATACGAGAGGTTCCAAACGTCACGCCAAGTTCTGTTTGGAACTCTGTGATATAAATACCATCGGTACCGTTTGCATTGGCTGTATTGTTGACCGCACTCGTCACAGAGAAAGCGCTGATCGTCGTATTCTGAGTGGAACGAAGCTCGCAATACCAAAAGCCATTCGGACCTTGGCGGATTATGGCTGTTGACCCGGCGAATGTTGGGGCTTGTACCACCGTTCCGCCGTTAACATCGAAGATCGCCCAATCGTTAGATGCATACGCGCCGCGAACTAATATCAGGTAGTTATATCCAGCGGGTCTAGCGTATGCGCTTACCACTCCGGTATTTGATGCGGTTGTGGAGATTGCATATCCGGCGCTCGCGCTCGTCCCCGCTGACAGAGCCGCCTTGACCGCACTGTTTGTACCATCAATGCCGGTTGTCGCAGATGGGTAGTTAAGCGCGGTGACAGTCCAATTGCCGCCGCTTAACGACCCCGTGCTAGGATAGGAAGCGTTCGTCCGCGCTTCCTCGATTAGCAGCCCCTTAACCGCCAGCGTGGCCGGGTCGTAGTCGATGCGCGGGCCGTAGTAGGCCGCAGAGGTCGTGATGACCTGATCGCCTGTGCGGGGCGTGGTCTCGTAGGTGACGGCGGACGCTGTTGGCGCATAAATTAGAATGTCGGCTAGGCTATTTGCAGCATCTCGCCGAATGCCTACATACGACCCATTCGGTGTAGTCGGGTTTAGTCCCGCGAGCGCGATCTGCGTCCATGACGTAGTGACCGGAATATCGGCTCCGCCGTTACCCCCTGTCACAAGCTTAACATTTTGGGTTAGGCCGGTATTCGACTTCACCCAAAATGTGATAAGCGTCTGTCCTGTGTAGGACAATTGCTGTAGCAGATACCAAGAATTGCCAGTTCCTTGCAACCGCCACGCATTTGATCCCCCGAGGGGATCAGTGAATCCAGACGTTACCGTGACCTGATTGGAATTTGCCGTCCACGCCGCATTGCTAAACGTATTGCTCTGCGTCAGCAGATTATTCGGCCCATACGTCAACTTCCCCGTGCTGTCGAACATCGTCGCAAGCGAGGGGCGGGAGACTGACGCGAGGGCCGTGAGTTGCGCGAGCGTGGAGGTAGAGGCGTCCCATGCGGCGACGGGCGTAACGCCCGCGGCGGCGCCTGCGATAAATCCTACGCCGAGGCCAATGCCGATCGGCCTCACACGAGCACCACAATGCCGGTGGCGGTCGTGTTCGTGCTCCAGATACGCGTGACGCGGATCGGGATCGGCACGCCGGCCGCGACAGGAATGACGAGCGTCGTGCCGCTCTTCATCGTCACCTGGACGTTGCCGGCCGCCGCCGCGACGATGGCGCGGCTCTCGACCGAAATGTCCGCGCCGTCATTCGGCGTGACGGGGAAGGCGTCGTCCGCAGACTGGAGCCCATGAACGCCTTGAGTAGCCATGCGTCAGTTCCTTACGGCGTCGGCGGCCACACGCCCTTGATGACCGCCTGCCTGATCTTCTCGATCAGGTTTACGGCCTCTTCCTTCGTGCGGCAGTTGGAATCGTCGATCGTCAGGCGCACGGCGGACGTGCTGATCGACGACCCGCTCGACTGATTGGCGACGATGTTCTCCACCGAATCATCGTTCACGGCGTCGTACTGGTGCTGCGCCATTGCGCGCCTCCGGGTTCAAGGAGACGCGGCCCGTAGGCCGCGTCGAGTTGCGCAGAGCGCCCAGGCAGGGCGGGAGTAAGAGCCCTGCGGGTTACTGGCGCGCAACCTCGATATCGATCACGAGGGTGCCCGACGTCGGGAGGTTCGCGGTCGCGCACGTCAGATAGACGGACGTGTCGGCCGTGAAGTGGGAGGCCGCCAGCGCCGAAGCCTTGCCGAACGGCGTCGGCGTGTCGGTCGCCGTGAAGGTCGCCGCCGCGCGGAACTGGCCGTTGGAGGCGTGCGACTTGTTCGTGCCGATCGCCACGACGGCGGAGCCGAGCGAAGTGTCGGTCGTCATCCAGCCGCACTTGAACGAATAGCCGGCGGGGATGCGGCAGAGCAGCACGTTGTCGGACGTGGTGACGGCCTGCGTGTCGGAGCCAGAGCCGGTCGTCGTGGTCGCGGCGGCCATGTTGATGATCGCGCGATAGAGCGCCTGCCGGCCGCCGTACTTGCTCGACGACGGCTTGATGACGGGCTTGAGAGATTCGCCCGTGATCAGGGCGGAATAGAGATCGGCCATTGAAGCCTCCGATGCGGCGCAGCGCGCCTATTGAAACGAAGGGCGCGGCGCCGAAGCGCCGCGCCTGTTAGCCGGTGGTCGTGATCTGGACGACACGCTTCTCTTCGGTGCGGGTCGCGCCGATCGTGGTCTTCGCGTAGCACTGCGTCGCGTAGCGCTTGTCGGGACGAGGGTCGACGCGGACTTCGACGTCGCTCCACATGCCGAGGTGCATGCCGCTGCGCGCCCACGCGGGGCACAGCCGGTTGCCGCCCGAGACGAGCGTCGCCGCGGCGTCATAGGAGGCGGTGTCGGAGAACTCGACATGCTTGAAGTTGAAGCCCATGAAGTCCGTTACCTTGCCCTCGACGAGCGTCGGACGGTTGTTGAAGTCCAGGTTCGTGACCTGAATTTCGTTGAGCAGGCCGTCGTGATCGGCCGCGGTGATCCCGCAGAAGAGCTTTTCCTCTTCGAGATCGGTGCCGGCCGCCATGAACAGGCGCTTGGCCGCGCGCAGCTTCGCGACGTTCATGTTCGACGACGTGCCGCCGACATTGACGCCGACCGCCTGTCCGCCGGGGAAAGCCGTCGACGTGGTGCCGTTCTCGCCCGTGTTGGCCGCGGCGAAGAACGCCTGGAGCACTTCGTCGTCCTGCGCGCGGCGCATCGCCGTGACGGCGTTCTGGACGTAGCCCGAAGTCGGGTCGATCAGCATGCGCAGCCGGTCCTGATTGTCGATCAGATCGGCCCATTCGTAGTCGTTGGGATAGACCCAACGAGCGTCCGCGGGGGTCGAGATCAGCGGCGTGTCGCTGTGACGCGACAGGTTCTTCACCGGCTTGACGGCGCCGATCTGCTCGACGGCCTTCGCGCCCTTGCCGGTGTAGGAGCCGGTCATAACGGCGTCCTGAAACTTGCCGCCCTTCTGCTGGAGCAGCATCATGACGTTGGTGGTGTAGGCCTGGACGAAATGGGTAGGCACCTGGAAAGACATGGCGCGATCCTCTGTGTTTCAGGGGTTCGCGGTTGTCTGGCCGGGGCGGCAGGCCGCTAAAGGACTATCCGAACGCCGCGCGCTGCTTGTGCGCCTCTTCCCATTCGATCATCGCCTTGTCGCGAACCTTCGCGTTGGGCGACTGGAGACGGGACTGGAACTCGGAATCCTTCGTAAGCGCCTCCACCTTGGCTTGGGCGCTTTCCTTTGTCAAGGTGAAAGTAGCAGACTTGCTACCGTCCGACCCGAGGCGCGGGCCGCCGTGCTCGGACGTCATTTCGCCGACCATGTGCGCCCACGTCAGGAGCGTCTTCGTGCCGACCGCGCGCTCCAGCTTATCGCGCAGCGCCCGGTCCTTGAGGCCGAGCGCCGCCGCGCCGCGCCCGGCGGTCTCCAGCTTCGCGTCGAAGTCGGCGCCCCATTCGGTCTGGAGCGCCCGCATGTCGGCGTCGCTCTGTGCGAGGAACGCCGTCGTCGCCGCGGCCTCCTGCTGCTGATAAACCGCCGCCAGTTTCTCGCCCGCGCCCTTCGGAATGCCGGCGTCTTTCATGGCCGCCGCCATCATCTTCGAGAAGGTCGGGTCGACGCCTTCGGCGATCTTGATTTCATAACCTTCGGCCTTGTCGGGCACGCCGAGCTTCGTGTGGAAGGCGGCGATCTCTTCGGGCGTCGACTTGTCGGTAGGTATGGTGACGGTGCGGCCAGCGCGATCGGCCCCGAACAGCTTCTCTAGATTCGTGTAGCTCTCGACGACTGCGCCTGCGTCCTTCCAGCCCTTCGTCTGGATCAGGGCGTGCTGCTCTGTCGGCAGGGTCGAATACCACGGCGCGTCTCCGCTGTCGTCCCCTGTGGTCGGCTGCTGTCCGCCGCCTTCCATCTTGCCCGCGAGCGCCGCACCGCCGGCGCCCGCACCGCCCGCGCCCGCACCGCCGGCGCCCGCACCGCCCGCGCCGCCCGCACCGCCCGCGCCGCCCGCGCCGCCGGCCTCGCCTTCACGAACGAAGAACGTCGTGGAGAGAAAGAAGAACTTCCGCATCAATCATCCTCCGAAGCGGTCAATATCTCGATCTTGTCGACGAGCAGCATACGCTCCAGCCGCTCGAACACTTCCTGCCTGCCGAGAGCGATCATGGTCGCATTGACGTCGACCGCGCCCGTGACGGGGCTGTACTGTGTCGTCCTGCCCGCCTTGCAGAAGCGGCGTAGATCGGCGACGAGACATTTCGCATCGGCGTTGAGACCGCCGCGGCCGTCCGTCAGGAGCCGCCGGAGCGCGAGCTGCTTGCGCGAATAGTGCTGCGCGCTCACGCGCGGCCCGCGGGTTCGGCGGCGAGCACGGCACGCGCCAACATGCTTTGCTCCAGCGCCTTCGCGCCAGAAGCGACAAGCGGCGTATCTTCATCGGCCGCCCACCAATCGACGTTCACCTTGCCGTCCGCGTCGACAGTGACGACGCCGAAAGCGCGCACCTCGTCGGCCTCAAGCTCCTTGTGCCTGCGGCCCATCGCGTTCTCGGGGCGATCCCACGTCGGGTCGTTGAATCTCATGCGGTGTGAATTTTCTGCTTCGAGTCGACGAACGCCGAGAACTTCTCCACGCGGTCGATCATGACGTTGCCGATGATGTTGAGATCGCGGTTGCCGCGCGTCGGGTCGAGCTTGAACGCTTCGTGTGCTTGCCCGCGTTCGTCGACGTAGACGATGTGGAATGTCCGCACCTCGCCGCGCTCCGCCTTGCGGGCGAGAGCGTCGAGCGCCTGTGGAAGCTGGACGGCGATCTGCGGCGGGAGAAAAATATCGGCCACGTCAGAACCCCGGTTGCCGCGCGACGGCCTGCGCCTGCGCCATGTTCTTCGCCGCGGCCGCCGCCTGGGGCGCAAGCTCCGTGAGCTGCTGCACGGCCTGCGCCTGCTGCTCCTGCTGCGCCTTGGCGGCCATTTCGTCTTCGGTGTTGAGGCACCGGACAGGCATGCCGTTGACTTCGGCCAGCGTGTCGACAGTGCGCTCCCAATTGAACTTGCGCAGCACCGTGGGGTCGATATCTGCGATCGGCTTGACGGCCTCGATCGTGCGCAGGATGCCTACGCCTTCTTCCGCCCGCATCGCGCGGTCGAGCGGCGAGGAATATTCGATCTTGAGCCCGCCGCGCGCCATAAGCTCCTCGGGCGGTTGCGGGATGCGGCCGGCGTGCCAGTGGATATCCAGCTCGCGCTCGATCATCGGGCCGAGCAATTCCGACTGCTGGCGGCCGATCGTCGGCGCGAGCAGGGCTCCCTTTTCCTGCGCGCGCTCCAGCACTTCGGTCGCCGTCATCTGCGGCGTGTCGATCAGGATTTGGAAGAGCGTCACGAGGAACGAACGGTTGATCGTCTCGCGCCGCTGGTTCTCCATTTCGAGCGTGATCCGCGGATCGCCTACCGGCTCCATGCGCTTGGCGAGCTGGTCGCCGCGCTCGTTGAGATAGCCGGCGTTTATGGCGCCTGGCTTCATGGAGAAGGGCGACAGGGCGTCGACGTCGCTCGTCAGGATCGGTGCGTCGGCGATGAGCTGGCCTACGCGCAGGTTCGTCTTCGCCATTTCGTTGAGCGAGCGAATATCGGCGAGCGCCATCTGCGCAGGAGAACGGCCGTAGACCTCGCGCGCCGCAGTCGTGTAGCGCGAGACGGCGTAGGGCATGGTGCGGAAGCCGCCGACCGAAAGCTCCGCCGACCCCTCTACAGAGATATCGAACGACGCGATATTCATGCCCCGGAACGTGCGCGAACCGCGCTTGACGTCTTCGTTAGGCATGGCGACGTGCAGGAACTCGAACGTGCGATCCGGTTCCTTCTCGACCCACTTGCGGATCGCTTCGGGCAGACGCTCGCCCCAACGCTGGTAGGCCGCGCGCGCCGACAGTTCGTAGCGCCGGAACATCGTGTCGACGAAGCCCTGCGCGTTCTGCGCAATGAAGGCTTCGGCGAGCGGGATCGTGTGGTAGCAGACGCCACGGTTACGGGCGTCTTCAATGAACATGATACCGGTGCCGAAAGCTCCAAGCTCCAGAAAGACTTCTTGGATTTGAGAGGCGAAGTTGGCGTAGGGCGAGTAGCGCGCGGCGAACATGAACGCGCGAACGTCTTCGTTGAAACGCCGCACGCGGAGGCTCGACAGGCTTTTGTCGACCGGCGCGAGGCCGTGCCAGTACTGTGTACGCGGGACGAGAAGGCTTTCGAGCGCAGCGGCGAAGCTCTCCAGCGCGAGAGGCGCGGTGCTGTCGTAGATGAACTGGTCGCGGCGCGCGCCCTGGACGGCCTTGTTGATGAAGTCGTCGTAGCGCGGCAGGACTTGCATGCCGATCATGTGCCACTGCCGCTCGAACTGAGCGCGCTTGGTCTTCATGTTCTGCTGGCGGTCGATCAGCTCCTTGGCCGTGCTCACGTCAGCCTCCACAGCGCCGTGGCGCAGATAGCGACCATCAAGATCAGAAACCCGAACACCCACATCGCCGTCAGAGCGACGTCGCGCAATTCCCGCGCGCTCGCTTCCTCGTCGCCAAGGTCGAGATTGAGCTGACGGGGGTCGGGCAGATCGTCCTTCATTCGTCGGGCAGTCTGTCGGCGACGAGCTGCGCGTAGCCCGCGATATCCGCCCAATGGTCGCGATGATCGGGGTTGCCGGCGAGGATGCGCCCTACCTTGTGGACGTTCATTTCGAGCGATTCGCGCTGTGCCGGGTTGAGCCGCGCCCACCCGTCGCTGGCGTGCATGACGTCCTTGAGCGCCTGCGTGATCCGCGCGTGCTCGCCGAAGTCGCCGTGCGTCTTGCCGCGGGCGGCGAGGATTTTGCGAATGCTCACTGTGCGCCTCCTGTTGCGGTCGGAGCGCCAACGCTGCCGAGATCGGAAAGGCCGCGCGTCCCGGCGAGCAGCGTCGAGCCGCGGCCGGTGTTGCGAATGCGCTGCTGATCTTCCTGATTGCGCCGCGAGATCGCGTCGTCGATCTGCGGAACTTTGGGGGGCGGGATGATGACGGGAGGCGCAGCCTTGGGCTGATCGAAGAGCGACATTCAAACCTCTGCGGCTACCACACCTCGCCGGTTCCCTCCGCCACCCGTGGCTCGCCGCCCCTGACGGGAACGCCGAATCGCGTGCGGGCCTCGACGATGCGCGCCTTGCGAAGCATCATAATAGCATATCTGCTAGCCGATAACAAGTCGTCGTCGATCTTGACGAGCTTCGAGCCGCCGTCGGCTGTCTCTTCCCTGTGGTAGAGGCGCTTCTCTTCGAGCCAGAGGGGACACGTCCTGAACACCTTGAGGCGGCCTGTCTGCATGCGTTCGAGCATGAAGAAGTTTCCGGCCTCGACGCTGTTCGTTCCGTCGGGGAAGGTCGCGTGCTCGGGCAGCATTTTGAGCCGCGCGTCGCGGTACTGCTTCCTGATCTGGCCGCCCGCTCCCTTGTCGTGCTGGAGCCCGTCGTGCGGCCACGCCCACGGCAAGTCTTCGCCCCATCCGAGAAGCGTCATGGCGTGCTCCTGGGCGGTCTTGCGCTTCTGCCGGTACTCGCGAACGATGTAGACGATATCGTGCTCGGGGTCGTGGACGATCTCGACGGCGCCGGTAGGGTGGTCCCATCCGAAGTCGATCCCGCCGAGCCGCCGCCACCACACGGGAATGGGGATCGGATCGCACGTGATCTCTTCGTCGGCGATCGGGAACACCGCGCCGGCGCCCATCGTCGGCACGCCGTTGGCGCGCGCCTCGCGTTCGTGCGCAGGGTAGCCGGCGATGATACGCTCGCGGTCTTCTGGCGAAATATGCTCGGCATCCCTGATCGTCATGACGACGACCTTGCGATGCTCGCTCGGCTCGTTGAGGTATCGCTTGACGACTTGCGATATGCCGCGCAGCGGCGTGAAGGTGACGAGGACGATGCCTTGCGTCGCCGTCGTGCGGGTGCGGCCTTCGGAGTAGACGTCGAAGGGAGGCTCTTCGTCGAACCACACGCCGTCGACGGTGTTTGCCTGCCATTTGCCGCGGCCCTGGTCGTAGGACTTGAAAAGCAGTGTCGACGTGCCGGCGACATGCCTAACGGTCACGCTGTCGAGCGCGTTTGGGACGCCCTGCTTGCGGTTCCAATCGAGCAGCGCCTCCTTTGGGATCGCGCCGGTTCCCCATGCGCTCTCATCGGATGGAGAGCCGATGAGCAGGCGCTGCACGCCGTCGCGCGTCAACTCGGAAGACTCCGAGCCGGCGAGCCACGTAACGGGCTTGTCTAAGCGCCGCCCTTCCCACGCTTCGCCGTTGGGGCCGCGATAGAGATCGTAGCGGCCGGTCAGATGCAGAGCCACCTCGAACGCGCCAGCCCACGTCTTGCCGAGCTGGTTTCCGGCCATGAACAGCCGCTCGTAGACGGGCTGCGCGCCCGCGCAGTGGAACTCATGTTGCTTTGGGTATGGGCGATAATACGCGAGACGGTTCGTCGACTGACGTTTCGACTGCTCGGCCTTCAAGCGTGAGAGCAGGAACTCCTGTTCCTCCGCCGACAGGCTTTGCAGATCGTGCTCGCTGATCTCGAATACGCTCAAGTCTGTCGAGGATTGTTGCGAGCTTGTCATCGTCTGCGTCCTGTAGCGTGGTGTCGGATATCTCGATCTTCGACGGCATGAGCTGCGCGACGATGCCGAGAGACTTCACGGGGTCGTGGAAGAAGGCGCGGCGTATGACGCTTTCGCCCTGCTCCTGCCAAGCGGCGTAGAGGTTGTCGAAGAACGTCGTCGCCAGCTTGTTGCGCGTGCCTTTTGGCCGCCCTGGGCCGCTCGGGCCGCCCTTGACGAACAAACCGCCTCTGTCGCGCTTGAACGGGTCTTCGATCGGCTTCGGCGGTTCGGCCGCTGGGGCCGCCTGCTGGTCGAGAGGCGGCAGTCCAAGCATCTCGCGGCCGAGCGGGTCGGTGATCTCGTCGTCAGCCATTTGTAGCAAACTCGCTAATAATCTGCTCGACCCCGTGCGCGTCGCGGCGCTGTAGCCTAGACAGCATGTCGGCGTATTGCTGGTCGAATGCCTCGTGCGCGAGGCGGCGCTGCGGTTCAATGGCGGTCTGGCGCGACGGCCTCTCTGGATCAGCGGCGCTCTGGCGCGACGGCCTCTCTGGATCAGCGGCGCTCTGGCGCGAC